TATATATATTTAATTTAGAGCATAAATTAAGAGCCAACTATAAAGATCCAATAAGCAGAGGCGGTATATCGAAAGTAATTATTACAGATAAAGGCGATAACTACAGAACTCCACCAACAGTGGTCATAGATCCTCCTTCTCAGAGTGGAGGCGTGCAATCTACCGCTAGAGCTATAATAGAAAATGGAAAGATCAAATTTATCGAGGTCGTAAACTCTGGCTCCGGATACTTAGATATATCTAAGAATATAGCAAACAGAATAGAGAACTCTAGGACCTCAAGTACGCCTTATATAACTCAAACAACGACAATTGGAAATATAAACGATTCCAATGTAGACAAAAGTTTAGACTATAATGATGACGTTAGCGCAGCTTTTTCTGGGCAATCTACTCTAAAGACTGTAGGGGTCACTTTAACAGGTAATGAAAGTAGCTTACCGGCTGAAGCTCAAGAAGAATTTGGTTTGACTTTTGATGATACAGAGGTAATTGCTGAATCAATAAAAGAGAAAGCTATTTCTATTAGTAACTCTCAGCCTACTATTGATCTAATGAAGGGTTCTTCGGAAGATGATGAGACTTGGGGCGCTATACAAGATCAAGCGGAAAGGATACAGGCTATTGGCAACTTTGTTAATGAATCAATACAGGAAATAACTGAGTCTGATAATTCCGAAGATAACGACATACTAGGAACAGAAGACCCTAATATTCATGGCTTATATAATGAAGATAATACAGATGCTTCTAAAAATGCTTTTCTAAGTAACACTATAACTTTTGACAATGAAGGTAATATTTCTAATGTGGTACAATATGAAACTCACCCTACTGTAGAAAATGGGTCTGCGGTTGCTGTAGTTAATAATAGCTCTGTTGCCGAATATAGGATAGTAAATAATAAAATAGCAAGTAAGACTACTCCTTGGCTTAGTTCTTTCTCTAGAGAACAAAATCCCAACCTACCTCAGTCTTTTGGTTTAATTCCCGGAAGCCCAATAACAACAGAGGTCTTCAATTCATATGCGAGAGCTACAAACTTAATGACTAAAATTAGGGTGGAGGCTCCATTGTTTGCTAAAGTGAGAAGGTTTAAACAAATAGAGTGGAGATACATATCTAATCCAAATATGGCTGGGTTGACTTTTTCTGATAACGAAAGTGGTGGAGTTGTTGACGCGGGTAGTCAAACGTGGGGCTATGGAAATGGAGACAAAACATTTAATTATACAACCTATACCCAAAAATCTAAAGTAAACGCTATAGAATATTTTGATCCTTTTGACTCGACAAGAAAAGTAGGAAACTTCTCTGCTTTTACTGCTGATGGTTTAGGAGATGGAACTGAAAACAATATTGCTAAATCTAATAATGGAGAAAATGCAATTTGGTCAGATGAAACAGAAGAGCTTACTGAGGTTGGCGAGCAAAAATTTAAGGTTAAAGATGGCAGAGATAGTCCTAACGATTTCGGATTCCCTAATACTGTAAATATAAGCAAAGAAGTTGGTGTGTATTGTAATCCTCCTCAGTTCTTTATGACTCCAAGTACAAAGATTATACCTTCTAAATCAGACGGAATACCTATACCTTCTCCTGTTAATAAGAGGGCTTGGGCTTATGGTGGGCAAATAGTTGAACACGCCACGAGTAAGATATTTGATGTAAGTGATGAACAACATCCATTCCTTGATACTTTTTCAGTTGGAGCTACTTCGATAGGTAGGAGCCAAGGAGAACTTCATTACGAAAGCTTTGAGCCAATAGATACAGATCTAGTAAATATAAGAGGAGGAGACTATATAAAAGCTGGATACCAAAACGAAATAGTATTTGGATGTCAAACGAACGGACAGCCATTCTTGTCGGCTTTCTTAAAAACAACAAAAGTTTGGACTGAATACGAAGTGATTGCTGACCCTAGGTTCACGGATACTTTACCAGAGGGGGTAAGAGATAAATACAAACCTGAAGAGTCTAAGTTAAGATGTAATTTACAGACAAAGATAATAAACTGTTCAAATGAAAAAATAGGTACGGTCCAAAAACAAAACGGTAAATATCATAGTATATGCAGTGACGGTGCTCAATCTGGACAGCCTCAGCATAGTTACGAGAGCACTTTTGATCTAGATGAAGGAGATGACGTTATTGGCCCTAAGACTATTATAAACGGCACTTCAGAAATGGTTCAGTCGTCAGCAAGGGGTGTGTTTAAGTTGGAGCCTGAATTTAATCTAGCTCTAGCTGTTTACGCTACTAACGATATCATTAGAGATATTAGCTCAGTAGGGGGAGTAGATCATTATATAGGCCCTTGTATTCATCATTGTATGCCGGGAGGCGTTAAGACATTGTCTATAAGCAATGATCCTTTGATATTTGACTTAAAGAAATAGTATGGACCCAAAATATATATTTTCTTCTAACTATTCAGAGCCTATTCTAGAGAACACAGAAAAAAGCGAGTTCCGAAAAAGAGAGGCTATAAAAAAAGATATTAAAAAAGAAGAGCTAGAACTACCAAGTAAATCCGAGATGGCTAAAAATGTGGCTAAAAGCTTGGTTAAGACTATAAAGTCTGTTGCTTCAGGAGACGGAGTCTCAACAGATGATGAAAACAGATCTAAAAGACTTAAAGCTTGTTTGTCTTGCTCTTGGTATATAAAAGAAAGACAGCGATGCGCTAAGTGCGGATGCGTTGTCCCTCTGAAAGTATATTTAGCTAACGAGACTTGCCCAATAGGGAAGTGGTAATTATTTGATGCGACGCCGTAAGAGGAGTGGATCAAAATTATCGTCGCTATCGTAAGCAAATGGTTCCCATCCTTTGGGAATATTTTTAGTATTGGAAGTTTTGTACTCCCACTGCTGATTTGCATCCCACGGAATAATCTCTAGTTTTTTCAATAAATCCACAGTTGGTTCTTTTGAAGCACCTGTTCCAAATACTATCGTAGTGGTCAATAATACACCAATAGCGAATGATTTCCAGTCAAGCAGTTTCATAATCATTTACTTATTCAGCCTAAATTTTCTTAAGTCTAGCTATAAGCTCAAACGTTTTTGTCTTAGGAATATCTTTAGCAGATTCAAACGAGTCTGCTTTTGGGAAGTCTTCGTCTAGTAAACGAGTCTTTACCATATCAAAAGAAACGCCTTTAGAATCCATCACTTTTTGAAGAAGAGAGGTTGGGTCAGAGTCTGTTTTAGGAGATGCCTTTGAGGCTTGGTTAGAAAAAACCTGCTTACCTCCTCCCATTTCCTCTTGACCAACAATATTAATCTTAAGAAAGTTCCTTACGCATCTTACAAAGGCTCTATTCTCAGCCGTGGCTGCTAAAAAGTTAGAAGCAAAACTGTAAGTATTATCTTGATGAGCGTCTGCTAAAGAAGAGAATTTTACTACGTTATTATCTGTCTCATAGTTAGGTAGCCATTCTATTGTGCAGCTAGTAGCGAAATATTCTTGAGAAGCAGTTACTACGTCATAACTTACTTTTGTAAAGCCTCTTATTTGAGCCAACTCCTTGATTCCTCCTAGCAGTATAAGGAGGTCTCTATCTTGCAAATTAGAAACGTCTGTCTCTTGAGTCCTTTGCTTGTTAGCTACGAGATACTCAGTCCTAACCATTTTTCTCCAATCGACAGATCCGTCTTCGTTAAAAACATAGTCAACAGGAGGCTTTTCTAGAAGCCCGTCCTTGCCTCTCTTAAGCTTTTCGTTTGGCGTCATACCATGATAATAGCATCAACTTAAATTAATGTCAAACACTTTCTGTTACCCAGAAGAAGTCTAACTCATCCCAAAAGTCTTGACAATCTATAATAGGTATAGGAGCAGCAGAGAAACCGTCGATAGACATTCCGTTTTTATAAGCTGCCTTTCCGGGATAAACTTTATCTTTCTCTATAACAAATTTCTTACTTCTAAATTGCAGTTTCTTTAAATCTAATGTTTTATGTTCTCTTATGTCTTGAAAAGATCTTTTCTCTAGTATGGATATAGGTTTATTTAAATTTAACAAATCAAATTTTAATTTTTTTAAATCTTCTCCTTGTAAGTCTGTATATAAAGAGCTTTTAATATTTGATCTATCTAACTCTCTAATAAACTCTATTTCATATCTTGGCTCTTTTACTAAATAAATTACCTGTTCTATCAAATCTCTTCTATCTTTTAGTAAATCAATTTTAATTGGATCACTAGTGACAATAAGACCGGGATTAGATTCAAGCTGAGCACACATAACCTCTTCATTGAAGTGGTAATCCATTCTAATAACATGTCTATCTCTTGGGGCTTTCTGGCTAAAAGTAGCTACATTAGAGGGTACAACTTCCAAAAACTCCAAATTCCATTTCTGGCCAATATGAACTGTTCTATGCTTTACTTTCGTATCTATATCAAGTAACCTTAAAACAGATAAGCCAACTTTTTCTGGTTCTATTGTGTTTATGGTTTTGGGCTTTTCTTCGAGAGCAAAAGAGTAACATTTTCCATCTAGATAAGGCTCCAGAACTGTATAAGGAGAATTATTACCTTTCCAGTTGTAAGGACCTGCGCATTGAACTGGAGAGTTCGAGTAAAGGCTTACTAGTCTCTTATTCAACGCAGAAGCTATATGGGTAGTGAAAGTGTCTGTAGACAAGTGCAAAAGGCCTCTTTTAATCAAATAAGCTGTTTGGGTTAAGCTAGTTCTTCCAGCTAAGTTTATACAACCTTCAAATTCTTTATCGTCTTTACCTCCTAACTGAACCACGCTTATACCCAGCTTACTAAGAGTAGGAATAATCATAGCAAGAGTTTCTTTCCAGTAATCATAGTTCTTAGCTGACTTAGAGAAAGGAGAGAATGTAATATAGTTTTCAGCCGGAATAGGATGATAGGACTCTCTAATATAAGGTCTACTAATTTTAGACCCGCTTGCTAATGCGTACTGTTCGACTAAATGCATAAGTTTAAATCTATTTTATCTTGACCGTTATGTTGATAGTTAAATATCCTTTGCGTACCTAAGTGAAGTAGGTAAGCTACATTAAAATAACCTTTATGTTTTCCTTTGCCTTCTAGCCAAAGTAAGTCATCCATCTTTGGATCGTATGGAATAGTCTTATATATATAATCGTTTCCGTCCAAAAGGTCAAAGAACTCTGGCGAAGTAGCAAAATATATATTAGAATCTTTATATCTGTCTTTAATTGATTTAAGGACAGCAGTAGAAAGAAAGACATCTCCTATACTTCCCGGCATAACAACTAATACTCTTTTCTCTTTACCTTCATCATCTAAAAACTTTTCAATATCAAATGGCATATTCTCGCCATTTTCAGATATAGCCGTTTTCCTAAAAAAGTCTTCTACGTTTTTTCTTGGTACTTTATTGGACATTTGATTCATCCAATATTTATGACCTTCGTTTTGGGGATCAACATCCATTTTAAGGATGTTTTTATACATACAGATTAGCCATTCAGAATCGTCGTCGATTTTAGGTATCTGGAAGCTAGGGTTTCTTGGTTTCCAAGCTAAAGAATCGAAGTCAAAGTCTGCAAAAGGGGCTTCGTCTATAAATTTTTCTAAAAATTTACCCGTAACCTCTGTTGAAAATTTGCTTATAGCCCACTCTCTTGCAAGTTTGCCTTTTTTAAGCCTATCTTCTTTTGGCATTTTATAGACTTTTTCTAATTGCTCGCATATTGATTTTGGGCAAGTTGAAGCTTTTCTAAACTGGGTTCCGTGTTCTCTATACTCTGACCATTCTAAAGGTAGAGAATGAGAGCCTTCTTCACAGCTTTCTTGGCCGCAGCTATAATCTGTTACTAAAGTTATTAATTCTGAAAACTTAGCTTCTTGAATTGGTATTTCTTGCCCACCGCTTGTAAAAGGGTGACAATAAACATCCATTAAGTTATAAACTTCGTTTAGTTGATCCTCTTCTACTCCAAGGGTAACCCCACATGTTACTTGACTCTTCTTAGCAGAGCAGATTTCACAATCTATTTCTTGCCCTTTGTATGGCTTTATATAATAATCTTTACAAGTTCTGCAAATATGAGTCGTTATCAACTCTTCTTTTGGAACACCATATTCATCGCAAAGTCTATGTATATTCCATCCTTCTCCCCAGTGAGTATGAAATAATAAATAAGTTTTTTTATCTGGTTTATATGTTTCTTTCCACTTAGCATAACCTTCTATAAGATTAGGAACAGACTTTCTTAACTGATTTCTAAATACAAAGCCAATAATAAAAGAATCTTCTTCTATTTTAAATTTATTTCTTAATTCCTTTCGTTTCTCGTCATCTAATCTATGAAACTGTTTATGGTTTATAACTCCATGAACCGTCTTAATATGGCCATGACCTAGCTTGTCAAATTCTTTTTGAGCAAAGCTACTCCAAACCCAGTAATTTTTTACATCCTTAGCTATCTTGACAGCGTTTGGATATAAAGGAAGAGAGTCTAAGGTCGTCCATAGAGCTGAAGTTATCTTATTAAACCAAGGCTTGCTAGCCATTGTTTCTACTCCCCATATATCTTGAGCTCCTATAAAGACATCTGGCTTACATTCTTTTACTGCGTCATTTGCAAAATATCCTCCATAGTTTACGCTTCTTCCCTGCTCTGGGTCTTGGTTGAGCTTCATTAGGAGATTTTTGTCATTTGGCATAGTGCCAATACATTCCCATGGAACTCTTTGAAGAGAGTCTTCTGTTTTACTTGTGCCGCAACAATAATGGAAAATCTCGTACTTATCTGTATTATACAAGTACGAGAGTATTTCTTTAGAGTTTCTTCCGAAGCCTGTTTTGGCTAAAGCGGAGTCACTCTGGAAGAGTATTCTTTTTTTCCTCATTACCAAACTACATCTTCATCGGCTGTTTGCTCTTGAGTTTGTTTTGGTGCTGGCTTAGTGTAGCTAGACTTTTTGTTACCAGCGGCGTTTGCTTGCGCTTCTTCTAGAGAGTTTTGGAAGATGGAGTGCATAGCGAATACAAAATATTGCTTTAACGCTTCAGCTTCTCCGTATCTAAAACCCATAGAAAACGTAGCTTTGTTTTCAGAGTCTTCTTTGGAATCTGCTGTTACCCTAAAGTTATAGCCGTGATTATCTCCTTGAGAATAAGGAGAAAAATTCATCTTAGTCGCCCTAGTCTGAGTTCCGTGATAAGCAGACCAATCTGTCTTCGTGTCAATGGCGTTAATGATTGCTCCTAGCTCCATAACACTAAGCTTGGTGATGCACTTATTCTCTGTATCGAACCTTCCGGTCTTAGAGTTAGCATCCCAGCTTTTCTGTTTGATCAAGCTAGCGTATATTGACTTGTCTTTCGGATTGACAGAGAAAGAACAAGCTGTTCCTGTTACTTTTGCGTTTGCTTTATAAAACTGAATCATACTTTAATAAGTATACATTGTTCTTAACGTGTTGTCAACAAAAAAAAGAGGCTACTCATAATTAGAGCAGCCTCTAGAAGCTAATGGGTCGCTATTTGTCTATTTGACCGCAATGGTCCTATTCTTTTCCTTTTCCCTTTTGCTAATCGTGATACTCAGCATACCGTTTTCCATTTTAGCTTCCAAAGTTTCTGGCTCGGCTTTTGTCGGTACTGAGAAAGCTTTATCGTATTTAACTTCCCTTCCTGCTGACTTGCCGCTGGCCACAATTTTGACCTTATTGTCAAGAACAGACACTTCTACTTCGTCTTTAGTTAGACCCGCTAGAGCTATGTAAAATTCATAGCCATCGTCTGTCTCATTAAAATGAGTGTTATTGTCTGAAGCCCAACCTTTCCAAGAAGTAGCCCAGTCGTCATAGTCTTTCTCAAGACTGTTGTTAACGTAGTCGAAAAGATTCTCTACGTTTCTTAATCCCATATTTGCTAATGTTAATGTACTCATAATTCTTTTAATGCATTTTCCATGCCAAGTGTAAATCCTTGTTTTTATTGCACTTTTACTGGGACAAAGTGTCCGCCCTAGGGTTATCGGGAACTTCTGTCACAGTTTGTGTGTTTGTAACTGCGACTTTATGTCTCTGTAGTGTCGCTAGATTATCTTCTGCCGCAGCTAGTTTGGATACATACTTATCTAATTCTGTAATTAAATCAGAGTGCTCTCCGATACCTACGCTTTTATTCATATAGACCCTAAGAGTCGCTAACGACTCTTCGATCTCCGCTTCGTATTTCTTAATTAATGCTTCGTAAAACATGGTCAGCTCCTTTTTTTGTACCACTCAGCAAATTCTATTGCGAATGGTCGTAAAATATCTTCTATTTCTTTAGTCGTCGCATTTTCTATATGAGGCCATTCAATACAGTAGTCAGCTTTTGACATTAACTTTGGGTCATTCTTCTTTTCATCCTCGTTTGGTGGATCAAAATAATGCCTCTCCATATTAAATAAGCCTTCGGTTTCCCAATACTTTCTAATATGAACTAGCACCCCTTTATTCTTTTGTTTAACCCAGTCTACTTCATCATCTTTATACTCGTCATACCTAACATCTGTAACAACTGGAGTAGACTTACAGTTATCAAGCTTCTTTTGTGCTATAGAGGTCCAGTGAGAGCCTTGTGATTGGAATCTTTTTAAACCTCCGTGGAAAACTAGAAAGCTCCGAACTTTATTTTTAGCTTCTAACGAGCAATTAAGAATGTCTATACTGTATCTATTAATTATAAAAGGTCTAACTTCTTCTTTTAGTTGATCTGCAAGAGCTATTCTTTGGCCTGAGATTTCTCTCAACAGTAACCTACAGAATAAATCTTTTCCGGAGCCAGCAATACCGCTTAAAGCAATCATAGTTTCGAATGAAGATTAGAGATGTTTCTGCCTACCCAATGAAGTAAGACTAAAGACAGACCTATAAAAAGTTTTACAGGCTTTAAGAAGGGGCTTGTCTTGCGCTCGTTTCTAGCTTTGTACTCTTGCATGAATTTCTCTGCATTAGCTTTAGCTTGTATTCTCTCTTGTCTGTTTACAGTTGAAACATCATTAAGTTCAACTAGTAAGAGTTTGCCTTTATGGAATAGAGCGTCAAAGGATACCCAGTAGTCTTGTTCTTCGCCTTCAAAGACTCTATAGAAGTGAACTGACTTTGTATCTTCTACCTTCTTTATACCGGTCTGACTTTCTTCTACGACAAACCCTCGTTCTGAGTCATCATCCTTGGTTATGTTTTGTTCAACTTCATGATAAAATAGTTCTCCTGCTGTTGAAACAGACCAAGTATCCATCGATCCATTGAGATCGGAAGTTTGGAATTCTACCTCAGACATGTCTTGATCTTTAATTTCTTCTGGCAGTTCTTTTTTTGGTAGATCTGCTTCAAAGAATAAACGATCAAACATAAAAGTTTCTGATGCGTGTATTTCTTGTGTTGGGCTATGAGAAAACATTACAGGGACCTAATATCGAACATGTTTATTGTTTTCGGCTCAGCGTCTCTATTTCTTTTAACTAAGAAATTCTCCGTGTCCACTACATCAATAACCTTTCCGATCCAAGTATATGAACCTTCCAGCACCCTTACTGTTTTGTCAATCATCCTTCGATGAATTCCCAGTACCTTATTTGTATCCGAATTAGATGTCATATTGTTAAATTCTTACTAGTCTTTTCAAAAATAATATTTAAACCAGAGTTTTCTTTTTTATTTACTAACTCCTCTTTCAGCTTATCTACTGATTCCTTATCTAAAGATTTCAATATATTATATATCTCTACCTCTGCAGCGCTCCTAAGAGCATCCTTTGCTGAAGCACAACAGCTTCGGTTTGAGGATTTGCAAAGTTCCAAGATTTTCTTTAGCCTCGGTATCTCTAATAGTACCAAAGGCTTAGATAAAAGTAAAGAACAAAATTCAGAACAAACGTTTAAAGGTAGTAACTTAGGCATCTTTTAAAAAAGTTTTAATAAATGTTAAATACAATACTAGAGATATAGGATAGCATACAAAACCTAATAAAACATTACTAGTAGCTATAAAACAACATATAGAAGAAATCCAAAAAGAAAAACAAAAAGGGCAACTAATTAATTTATTTATAAAATTTGGCTCTTTAATATAAGAGAATTGTAGAAATGTTATCTCACTTTTAGAGTTCTCAAGCATAAACTCTTCGTATTCATTTAAATATGTTAGCTTCGTTAGGCGAAATAATCTCAAGTATTGTTGTAGCATGTCGGTGTCGAACCACGCTATCAAAATTCCGCAAGTAGCTATTGAAGCTGCTAGCGTGTTAAGTACCTGTACTGCCAAAGCCTCCATCTGATCTTTCTGAGTCGTCCAGCTCGTCTGACTCAATCCACTCTATAGTATTACACTGTTCTAGGATTAATTGAGCTACTCTGTCTCCTTTTTTGTAGAGAAAGTCCTCGTCAGAAAAGTTCTGTAAGACAACGCCGACTTCGCCTCTGTATCCTGAGTCAACGACTCCTGCTAATACATCAATGCCTTTTTTAACTGCGAGTCCTGATCTTGGGGCGATTCTTCCGTAGTAAGATGGCGTTAAGATACTCCTACTCATTGGAATGGCTATAGATATTCCTGTTCCGACTACTTTTCTACCTCCTGTTGGAACTACTCCATCTTCGATTGCATATAAGTCATATCCAGCATCTGAGTCTGTTGCTCTAGTTGGTATCTTTGCCGTCTCTTGTAATTTTTTTATATATACTGATATCATTTTTTTATTTGTTGTAATGTTATTCTAAATTCTTTAGCTATCTCTACCGCTGACGAGTCTAGTTCGTAAGCGTTAACATAAAATACTCTTTTTATTCCGTAAGACGCAGCATTCTTTATGCAATCTGAGCATGGCATTAGTGTTACGAACATTCTATCTGCTTCATTAGGCTTTATGTGTCTTAAAGCATTTGTCTCGGCGTGAATAACTCTTTTTCTTCTTTCGTCTCTATTAGACCAATCAATGTCTATTCCGGGAGGTGCTCCATTGTAACCAAGAGAAGCTATGCTATTATCTGGCCTTAAAATACAGCATCCAACTTTAACAAAAGGGTCTTCGCTTCTAAGAGATGCTGTTCTAGCAAGTTCTATTCCATAGTCAAACCAATTTAACCTGTCCATTTTTAAATTTTAAAAAAGACTTGACAAAAAGTCAAGACAAATCTATAATTCAAAAAGTATGATTGAAAGGTGAAAGCGAAAGCAAGTCTGTTGAACTCTTAAGAGACCAACAACCCCGAAGGGGCTTCTCGAACCTTGGAAGGTACGCTACAAGCGGGTGCAGGCGGCGTATGAGAGAAGTGAGACCCATCTAAAAAAGTTCTACCTTTTAAGTTTCATACTTTTTTGTATAGATTACAGAAGTCATTAGCTAAGCTCTAGAGAAAAGGGCTGAAAAGGGCATAGACCCCTGCGATTGGAACTAATATGGAAGCGAAAGCGTTCTTTTGTAATTGTTTATTTAATTTTCTAGTTGGGTGGACTGCGCCCAGAGCAAATAAACTAAAAACTTCATCAACCAAAAAACAAGATTTGTCCACTCCGCTTGCGGAGTGCTCGTTTAGCATTTTTAAAAATTTATGAAAAACTTTTATCATGAAATAAAAAAAGTACAATCTAACGACTGTAATGAGTCGCTGGAAAAAATAATACTAAGATACTCCCCTGTATTCTTATCAATGTATTCGAAATATATAAACCCGTTAACAGAATCTGGGGCTGACCCTAATGATATATTATCAGATAAAGATTTAATTATTTACGAGTCAGCGAAAAGTTTCAATTTAGACAAGGGATCTAGCTTCTGTACTTGGCTAAGCAATAACGTTAAATATAGATGTTTACATATGATAAGCAAACAAACCAAAAAATACATGCTAGCAGAGAGAGTTAAGAAGAATACTTTACAACTTGACCAAGATGCTCCATATAAAAACATTGAAATAAATAAATTTATTTTTAATGAATTAAATAAAATGAAAGATGATAGAATAAAGAGCGTATACTCTCTTAGATATTTTTCTGGAGAAAAGATGACTTGGCAAAAGATAGGAAGTCAGTTAGGATTCAGCTCTCAGACAGCAATAAACCTACATAAAAGAGGTGCAGAAATTTTAAAAAGAAAGATTAAGAAATAATATGCTTGACACAGAATTAAGTTACATTTAAACTAAGGGAAGTTATGTCAGATAATACCAATAACGAATGGGAAAAGAGAGAAATCGGCGCTCTCTGGACGAAGGAATCCAAGAATAGTGGAAAGAAATATTTTTCAGGCCACTTTAAGATCCAGACTGAGTTTGGCGAGGATAAACGTATCCCTGTTGTAGCATTCTTCAACAAGGATAAGAAATCAGAAAATGCACCTGACTTTAGGATCTACCTGTCCAAGCCAGCGGAGAGCCAAGCTGCAACACAGCCAACGGAACAACAGGAAGTTTCTACGCCTTCTACAGAAGACGGTGATGCACTTTTGTAATGGATTTTGCTTTACAGCTTCCTGTTAATAAGCTAAGCTTCGGCCAAGTCTCAATTTGTATCTTACAAGAGATTCACAAACGGGGGCTTGAGCCAAGCTTATTTCCTATTAATCAAGACGTAGACGCTTACAGTCTATCTCCTGATTTTATTAAGTGGCTTAAAAGCTGTATAGACAAGGGTCCGAGGGTTCATAAAAAAGATAACCCTGTATTTTTGCTTTGGCACTTAAATGCTTCAGCAATGAATTCAGTATCTAATAAAAGGGTCATGTTATCCTTTTACGAATTAGATGCACCAACTCCATCAGAAGTTAATATAGCTTCCGGTCCAGATAAACTATTTTTTACCGCTGATCACTCTGTAAAAACGTTCTCTAATTATGGAATAAAGTCAGAGTTAATGCCTTTAGGTTTTGATAAATATCATTTTAAAAAGATTGATAAAAAGTATTTTGATGACGGAAGAATAGTATTTAATCTTTGTGGCAAGCTGGAGAAGAGAAAGAGACATAGCAAAGTAATTAAAGCATGGGCTAAAAAATTTGGCAACAATAAGAAGTACCAACTTCAATGCGCTGTACATAATACTTTTCTACAAAAAGAGATGCCTAGTTTAATAAATAGGATCTTAGATAACCAGAGATACTTCAACATCCAATTCTTACCCTTTATGGATAAAAATGTTCAATATAATGACTTTTTAAATTCTGCTGATATAGTTATAGGTATGTCAGGAGGAGAAGGATGGGGTCTTCCTGAGTTTCATTCAGTAGCTATAGGTAAGCACGCTGTCCTTATGGGAGCAACTGGCTACGAGGAATGGGCAACTGATAAGAATTCAATTAAGGTAAAGCCTAACGGAAAGATATCTTCTGTTGATGGAGTTTTCTTTCAAGAGGGAGCTGAGTATAACCAAGGTAGAATATATGATTTTGATGAGGATGAGTTTATCGCGGCTTGTGAAAAAGCTGTAGAGAGAGTAGAGTCTAATCCAGAAAATACAGAAGGGCTTTCCCTTCAAGAGGAATTCACTTACAAAAAGACAACTGATCAAATATTAGATTCTCTGAAAGCGATTAACGATGCCTGAGTATTTATTTGAAAACCCAGATACAGGAGAGGTTATAACGGTTGTACAAGGTATAAACGAAGAACACTCCTATTCAGAAGACGGAAAAGAATTTCAAAGAATATTTACTATACCTAATGCTTCAATAGATAGCGAGGTAGATCCATTTTCAGCCCAACAGTTCACCGAGAAAACAAAGAACATGAAAGGTACTATCGGTGAGATGTGGGATTACTCAAAAGAATTGAGCGAAAAAAGGAAAAAGGCCAGCGGAGGAGAAGATCCTATAAGGAAACAAGCCGAAAAGAAATATTCTAACAAGAGACAAGGCATGCAATACAAAGAAAACGCAAGCCCTAGTGACATAAAAGTAGAATAGTGGCCAAGACTAGAACAAAAGATAACATTATAGACAATGTAGCAGTTTCTTATTTATCATATCTCCTTAAAGTAGACGAGCCAACGATAGACAAACTTACAGAAGAAACAGATGATGCAGTGCTTTTAATAGAGCTTGCCTCAAAAAAAAGGTTAAATAAAAAAAGATTATTAGACCTTCATCCGAAACTCAGCGCTATGCTAATGGTCTTTAAGGTCGGCTATAAAGCTGGTTTAACCAAAGAGCAGTGCCTATTTCTTTCAGAAGCTTTTTATAAATATTTCTTTTGCTTAAAAAATATTAAAAATATATCTTTTGATACTGGTAACCCTAATTTAGAAGGGGCATCTCTATGTTTAGTATTAATAGTATTCTTTGAAACAGCTATACAGCAATATTGCGAAAATGAGCCAAGTTCTGATTCATACGAAAGTTCTAAAAAAGAGTATATAAAGTATATAGAGAATGGATTTCAAAAAGGAGATATAGATATAAATTTGGATAAAGCTATTGAAGTTTATAAGACTATAAAGGAGAAGTATATATAATGCAAGATAAAAACAATCACTTTAAAGATATTTTTTATATAATGGCCTTATCCCTAGTGGTCCTTGGTGGCTGCGCCACACCTTTAGGCAAGTTTAACAAGCAAGAAAAGGTTGTAAATAATATAGAACAGGAGAAGGCTAATAATAACAATAAACAAATAGAGAGTGGTAGAACTTTTGTATATGCAGCAGATCAAGCTTTACAGAAAGATCCAGACCCTTCCCCTCAATCTCAGGTAGCTAAACAGATGACCACTAGAGGGGTTACTGTATTAGGTCCTCCGGAGATGGAAAACGCTATGAAGTCAGATCAAATGGTCAACGGACTTCTCTCTACAGATCCTAAACAAGTAGAAGATGGAAAAAGAATTCTAGCTACTATGGATAAAGAGATAATAGCAATTCAAAACCAAAACAGAATTTTATCAAGTCAACTTCAAGATGCTCAATCGAGACTCAAAGCAATTAACCAAGCAAACGCCCTTCAAGCCACTAAATATTCTAGCTTAATGGGTAAAGTTTATTGGATTGTAGGGATAGTTGTATTCCTAGTTGTTTTAGGTATAGCCCTTAAAGTTGTAACAGCAGTGGCTCCGTTTGCTATGCCAGCTTCAGGAGCTAGCTCTACTTTACTTAAAGTAGTACAAGGGATACAAAAAGTCAGAGATCAGCACATGGGAGAAAAACCCGAAATGCTTAAACAGATTGACGATCATCTAAAGTCTCATTTAGATAAGAGCGATAGATGGATGATTGCACAGGCTAAAAAGAAGCTCCATATGGTGTGATAATTAGACAAATCCCGATCAAATTAGTGTAATTATAGTTAAATTTAACAAAATATATAAAAATAAAACATTATGCCAACATCAATCCCATTCGATCCTAGCCTAGTACTAGGAAATATCGTAGATCCTAAGAAAATCGCAGCCCTTGAAGCAGTTGACAAAGCGCAACAGCCCGTCAATATTGCTCAAGAAAAGCTGAACTCACTAATTACTTCTAAGCGTAGTCTTGACATGACGGTCCAAGAGATGATCCAAATGCAAGTCGGTGCCGATGATATGGAGAAGCTTACGGATCAAGTAGATAAGACCAAAACGAAGATGGCTAGTGCAGCAGTAGAATATGCCGCTACCACAGCTTCAGCTCAAGACGAAATACAGAAAGCCAAAGAAGCTTCAGCGGCTATAATTTCAGAAGAGGTTGAGTCTCCTGTCGATTGGAACAAGTCAGCAATTAAGAAAATGGATTTGTCATCTGACTCTATGGTGATGGACGCTCAATACTTCAGATACGAATCTGAGCAAGATGGTACAGAGTCTCACTCCAACGCAATCGCATCATATGTATCTGGTCAAGTTTCTTCTATATTTGGTCCTACATATGGAGCTAAAGCAGGTCACTCATCTAAAGCCGCAGCTTTAAGTCAGTCATCTGCACACGAACTTCAAGGTACTTTAGTTATTACAGCTAACTGTACTCACAAGCTTGCAGATATGTTTGCTCCTTTTGTGCTAGATCCTGAGAAGGCTATTAGAGCATGGAATGTTTATAACAGTGGTTCTGAGATAGATACAACTGGACCCGGATTAGAAACTGCATTAAAAGATGAAAAAGCTAAGATGTTTTTACTTTCTGGTCAAACTCATGGATCTTCTTTTGTAGGAATGGTTCATTTGCTTAAGTCAGAAAAATCCAGCTCTCATCAGTCGTCTTCTTCGACTTCTTTTGATCTCGAAGCTTCCTTTGAAGAAAATTGTTGGCTGGCATCATCTCAAGGTAAGTTTGGTGTTGACGGCTCGTTTGCGAGTTCAATTAAAGAACTCTTATCTTCTTCTAATGTTCAAGCTCATGCTTCAGTAATTACTATGGGAATTATCCCAACTATTAAGTCTGGAGAGATTAAGACTACGGTCTCTACTCTCCAACCGAATGCTACTGATGTGATGAAGCAATTGTCAGCAATACAAGGAGCAACGGACGATGGCGTAAATAATACAGCTTCAAAAGCAGCTAAAGCTCGAACAGGCCAAAGCTTTATGGAGCTTAACAATAGCTATGTTTCCGGTGTTGTATCTAACCTTGGTAAGATTGATACTGCTAACAATAAAGTCATCGACACAAATAGTCTTATGACAGCGTTTGATGATTATGTTCAGAAGGCAATAGCAGGAGATTGTGGTGTACCTATTAATTTCTTCTTGAAGCCTATTACCGCTAAGCAACTTGCATCTGCCTACTTAGCCAAGTTTTCACCTATGAAATACTGGCAGCTAAGCTCAGGAGATGACGAAGCTGAAGCGGGAGGCAACCAAGAGTAATATTTGTTGTTATCCGTTTAAAGAGTCTCGTCCCTTCGGGGGCGGGGCTTTTTATTATCTCTTGACAAACTTTTAAGATATTGTTATAATAAACATTAGCGTGGATCTTAAAGAGTTAGAAAATTCGAAAACAGGTCAAGACTGTTATATATTAGCATGTGGGCCTTCTCTAAATAAGTATGACAATAAAGAGACTAGACAAAAATTAAAAAATAATTTAGTTTTTTCTGTTAAGCAAGCATACGATAGATTCCAAGAAGAAACAGATTTCCATTTCTGGAATTGCTCTAATCTTCCATCTGATTATGCGAACATACCCTACAGGTATGTGGAACATAAACCAGAAGCTGTAATAGCAAGCAGCAACTACCCAATAGGACATAGATGGAATCCAGAACAACGATGCGATGTGTTTTTTAGAGTTCCTTTACTTGAAGAAATTGGAGGAAAGGAAAATACTCTTGTTGTAAAAAGAAATTACGACGACTTTCTAATAAGCAAAACATGTACAGGAAGATGTACAGGTCCGGGAATAATGCTTGAGACTGTTTTTTATATGGCTATTCATATTGGAGTTAAATCAATAACAACAATCGGCTGGGATTTAGATGCCCATGGAAGCCATTTCTATAACGAGAAAGACAAAGAACTAATGTATAATAGAGGTTGCGAAATACCTTGGGATATGGAATCTAATGCAAAAGCGGTGCCGAGTATAAAAGAGTGGATAGAGTCTAAAGGCATCGAATTAAATATTTTATCATGAAAAAGACTTACATTATAGCAGAAATAGGAATAAACCATAATGGCTGTTTAAAGACAGCCAAAAGGCTCATTGATATTGCAGCAGCGGCAGGATGTGATGCTGTAAAGTTCCAAAAGCGAAATCCGGACGTCTGTGTACCCAAACACCAGAAAAACGTCCTGAGGGACACTCCTTGGGGCCAAATGACCTATCTGGAATACAAGCATAAGGTAGAGTTTGGACAAGAAGAATACGATATCATAGACAAATACTGCAAACAACAGAATATAGCTTGGAGCGCCTCTCCTTGGGACCTAGACAGCCTTAATTTTTTAAAGCAGTACGACGTCCCATTTATCAAAATTCCTTCAGCTATGATTACCAACAAAAAGCTTTTGTCAGCAGCAGGTGAGACAGGCAAAAGGGTCATTATATCTACAGGTATGAGTACCTCAAAAGAGGTAGACGATGCCGTACATGAACTAGAAGTTCAATGCGAATATAAAGACATAGCTATTCTACATTGCAATTCCACTTATCCTGCTCCTATAGATGAGCTAAATCTTTCTTGTATAAAAACCTTAAAAGATAAATATCAATGTATAGAGATTGGTTATAGCGGTCATGAATTTAGGTTAGGTACATCGGTTTCTGCTGTCTATTTAGGAGCTTCTATTATAGAAAGGCATATAACGCTAGACAGAACAATGTGGGGTTCTGATCATATGAGTTCTTTAGAGCCACAAGGGCTATTTAAACTAGTCAGCGGAATAAGAGAAATAGAGAGAGCATACGGAGATGGCAAAATAAAAGTTACTACCTCTGAAAAGTCAGTAAGGAAAAAACTAAGAGGGTAATGTACGGATGCTTTGAACATAATAGAGAATCGGAGCCTTTTCCTAATTGGGTTTTTCGTGACTTTAAATCTTCTTTTAAAAAATTCTGCACTTCAGCAAAAGCAAATGAAGAGATTGTTTATTCAGATCTAGAATATTTCAATCAATACAAAGACAAAACAGTCTTAATAGTCGGAGGAGGACCTTCAACTAATAGACTTGATTACAGCAATACAGAACGAGACTTCACATGGGCATGTAATCATTTTTATCTAAACCCTAGATTTGAATCTATTAAAGTAGACTTAGCCATGTTGATGGCAGAACCAAACTTAGAGTCAGAACAATTTATTCAGTATAGAAACAAGTTCAAGCCGTACCTTGGCTTCGAGGTTCACCCTAGATGGTTTAACCATGAGTTCGACGATTATGAAAAATACTTTGCCATGCACACAAGATTCTACGGGAGACTTGGGGTATGTCCTAGGATGATTCTATTCGCATGCTTCTTAGGATGCAATAAAATAAAGTTTGTAGGCTTAGATGGATACGAACCAATATAAAGGTGACCATGCTCACGAACCCGGAAAAAAGACCCTACCGGGAATATTTACTGAGAAGTTATTTGATAAGCAGTATGGTTTTTTCTGGGAGTATACAAAGTCACTTTTCCCAGATGTAGAGTTTACTAACCTTGGAGACGGCAACAAATTTCACAAATGAAAGATATAAAAGATATAGTTTTTGTAATACAAGCGAGACTTGGCTCTCAAAGAGTTCCGCAGAAGATGATAAAAGATTTTTCAGGCACTACCCTTATGCATATAGCGCTAGATAAAATAAACTCTTCTTCTTTTATTCCTAGCTCTCAGTTTTTTGCTTCGGTATACGAAGACGAACTAAAATCTATATGCGTTCAAAAGGAAGCTAATATTTTTAATAGGTCAGCAGAGTCAGCTAACTCAGAAGGAACCCCAATGAGTCTTATGTACGAATGGTGGAATAAGCTACCATTTAAGTACTGCGTTTTAATAAATGCGTGTGCTCCTTTTATGAAAACCGAGACTATAGAAAATTTTACCAAAGCTTATCTAAAGTCTGATTCAGAAGGAATGTTTGGAGTAATGGAAAAGAAAAACTATTTCTGGAATAAGAACTTTGATTTAATAACTCCTTGGCCAAAAGGACAAGCGGTGATGAACAGTAAATTTGTAGAAGAAACTTACGAAGCGGCTCACTGCCTCTACGCTGGAAGAATGGATAAAATAGGAGAAGGTATCTGGATGGGTGACTTTAACACTCCCGGCGAAATAGAACTTTTCCCAATGAAAGAGGAAGAGTGTTTTGATATAGATTATCAGTGGCAATTTGACATGTGCGAGTCTTTGTATAATTCTGGTTTGAGATAATGCCAAAAAGCAGACCATTAGTAATAGCTGAAATAGGATGTAACCATAATGGTGACCTAGAAGAAGCAAAGTCTTTAGTTAGAAAAGCTGCCTCTGCAAACTGCTGGGGAGTAAAGTTTCAGTTTAGAAACGTACCTACTTTCTATCACTCCTCCAATGAGATTGGAGACGAGATACTTTCAGCAGAAATCAGCAGGACAGATTTAGCTATAAAAGATTTAACCCTACTTGCCGACCTAGCTAGGTCTTTAGGAATGAAAGCTGGTATGAGCTTTTTTAGAGTTGAAGACTATGAAGTTTTCGGGCTAGCTTCTAATAACTTTGACTTTTTTAAAGTACCTTCTGCAGAGTGCACTAATTATGAATTAATAAAAAGACTATTAGAAACAAAGAAACAAGTAATGGTTAGCACAGGAGGACATTCAGTAACAAAAATAGAAGATACTCTAACTAAATTTATTGATAAAAATTTAATTGTTTTTCATTGCATTCCAAACTACCCAACTAAATTGGGAGCGCAAAACCTATTATTCATTAACAAGTTAAAAGAATTGGGTTTTAAACAGGTTGGCTACTCTAGTCACGACGAGGATATAGAAGTATGCTTAATGGCGATGACCCTTGGAGCAAACTGGATAGAGAGGCATTTAACAAATAACGTGAATGGCAACGGCTTAGACGATTCTTCAAGTTCTGAAATTGACGACTTTTTCCTATTAGAAAAATATGCTTCCAACATAAAAGACATACTTGGAGACGAAAACCGCTTACCGAATCAAGGAGAAGTCCTTAACATGCAGAATTTAGGCACTGGCATGTATGCGAATAAAGACATATCAGACACATCTGACCACAACTTATCTGATTTCAATGTTAAAGCTCCTCGCGTTGGCATGTCTGTTGGTGAATACCTACAAGACTATAAAGACAAACGTATTTTTATTAACTTAAACAAAGGTGAAGCACTCTCTAAAAGACACTTTACAAAAGTTACTAGCTACGACAAGAACAAGCTATCCACTTTTGCAAGACAACACTTAGTAGGCATACCAGTAAGATTACATGATATAGAAAAGTACAGAGGTCTTATTAATACAGGAGTTTACGAGTTTCATTTATCTTATACAGAAGTTTTTTCAGAAGACTTACTAGACTCAGTATCTAAAGTTAATAAAGATGATTATATATCAATACATCTTCCAGACTATTTAGAAGGAAATAGAATAGTAGATCCAGTATCAAAGGATACTCAAACTAGAAATGATAGTAGAGAGCTAATAAAAAGAACTGGAGAATTTGCAAAACAAATAAGTAATAAAATAGGAAAACACATACCTATAATTGGAAGCTTTTCCCAAAGGTGTGATAGAAAAAGAGAAGATGTCTTAGAGGATTTGTTTTATTATCTCCCACAGGCTAGCGAGTATAAGATATACCCCCAATGGTTACCAGCTTACGCTTGGTATTTTGGAGGCTCCGTAAAGCTTGATCTATTTAACTCTCAAGAAGACATCGAATATATAAATGACAAAAATATAGATATAACTCTAGATCTTTGTCACCTATCCCTTTCTGCGGAATATGCTAGAGAGAGCTGGCTAGATTGGTATAATCAATTAAAGCCTCGTATTGGACACTTTCATCTTGCTGACGCAGAGGGAGTAGACGGAGAAGGTTTAGATATAGGCTCTGGCAACATTGGAGATTTTTCTATGTTTTTAGATTCTAGCAAGATTAAAGTTATAGAAGTTTGGCAAGGACATTTCCATGATGGAGTAGGATTCCTAAAAGCTCTTGACACTTTAAGTAAACAAAAAGATCATTGGGACACAGCAACATAATGTTTAAATTAGGACAGAAATTAAAAAACTGCGTACTATGTTACGTAGACGGAGAGTTTGACCACAGCTCAGGAGCAAGCGAAGAGAAGCTCAAGCTTTATATTCAGCACGTGATTCCAGTTGATATACACCCTAGAAGAATTTGGTATGACCTAGAAGAGGATAAGTGTTTTAGTGAATATCAATATGTCACACCAAGAAACGCTGGCAAAGAGCAGAACTTTTTTATGCCAGAAGGAGGAAGGTACACAGATTTCCTCTACAAAGAGTATATCCAAAAAGTTAAACAATTTTACCCATTTTCCTCAGACGGAAATACTAACGTATTACAGTACGGTAATTGTGATATGATGTTAAGCAAGCCAGAGCAGTACGAAAAATTTAGAGGTAAAAAGATTATGATAGCAGTAGGAGGTCCCTCCAGTAGTGACGTAAAGTGGGACAATATAGATTATGATTATCTATGGACTGTAAATGAGTTCTACAAAAATAAAAACTTTTCAGAAAAACAAATAGATCTACTCCTCTTCTCATCTATAACAGATTTTAAAAACGAGCAGCTTATAGAGACTATCAAAAAGAACGAATGCCTTCTTACTTTTCCTATGGTGACTAATTTCGTACAAGAGTGTTTTGACTTTGACACAATTAGACATTTCACCGAACAGTTTAAAGATACTATATCTTTTAATTATACTAGGTCTTCATCCAACCTAGGCATAGGTCATAAACTAATAATACTAGCGATATATTTAGGAGCCTCTGAAATCTACAGCGTAGGCAACGATGGCCAAAACGCCATGAACCCTAACCCAAAATATCTAAATAAAGATCTTACACATGCCTTTGACGGGAAAAAGAAAGCTCCGAATTGGTATTTAAATAACGGACACAGAATGCAAGATAGGCACTTCGTAATTTTTTGGGATCATATTAAAAAGTTACAAGAGGTATCTGATTTTAAAATTTATAATCTAGGAGAAGGTAAGGATTATAATGTGCCATCAGAGATAACAGAAGAGCATTTTCCGCTAACACAAGAAATGAAAGACCTCCTATGAAAGTCTCAGATTTAATATTTAAAAAAACAGGCAAGAACGAAGGTAAACTTAGGTTTATGCTTAATGGAGAGAAAGTTGCTGGACCCGGAATAGAATGTGATGACGCATACTATATGAAAATGAAAGACGGAACAGGGCTTAAAATTATAAAAGACAATGAAAGTAAGTACGGTACTTTATCTGAAACAAGCAAGAACCTTGATTATTTTAAATCTAAAAGCTTAGACATTTTCCCAGAAATTATTGATCACAATATAGACTCAGACAATATCTTAATGAAAGTTCAACATTTAGAGAATTCAAACAATTCGCATCCACTTCCAAGCTGGGTTCCAATACCAGATCAGGAGTTTCTAAAAGAGAAGCTTCCAACGTCTCTTAACTTATTAAATAAATTCAATAATACTATTATAGAAGAAAATCTATTCCCAGAAGACGAATGGTGCAAAAAAAAGAATATAGTAGGAGATAAAATAATAGACTTCCACCGTTTTAAGGTAGACAAAAACAGATATCAAATTCCAACTCAAGCCAGCAAAGAAGATTGCAAAAAGATTTTCGATAACGCTGTTAAAAGATATTTAGCAAGAGGGGATAATAAATGGAAAGGTAAAATATACCAAGGGCATGTATTTAACAATGGCCATACTTTTGAAGGATATAGTAGTGATGGTAAAAACTTTGACAGCTACAGAAAGCTTAACTTCTATTATATGAATAAAGCTAGAGGCAAAAAAGTTCTTGATCTAGGATGCAATGAAGGATTCTTTTCAACCCAAGCTAGGCTCTCCGGCGCTTCATCTGTAACAGGAGTAGACTTATGTAAAGAAGATATACAACTATCTTGCGAGATTAGAGACGAGATAACAGGCCTAGACAACATAGAATATATACAAGCTGACGCAGTTGACTTTGTTAAAAACAGCACTGATAAATACAGTTTGACTCTTTTGTCTTCTGTAATGCATCAAATATATCCAAATAATAAAGGAGCAAAGGACTTTATGTTCAACATAGCCAGCAAAACAGACTACCTATGTATGGAGTCTCCATTTGATCACAAACTAATGAACATATCATTAAAGTGCATGGAGGAGTTTCTTTTAGAATTTTTTGATTTAGTTAGGTTCCTTTTTGTTTACGATGCTTACTCAAGTGGGTATAGAGCAGTAATTGTATGCTGGAGATCTAAAGTATGAACTATAAAGAATACTTTCAACTTTCTAGAGAAAAATGGAGAGAAGATAATAGAGGTACGTTTCCTCCTAGGATGGAAGATTTTTATTCTAACCCAGCTAGGCATATCCCTATTAATACTTTTGGTTTAGATTACGGGAAATCGGTAGCTTCTATATCTAATAAAGTATTCGATTATTTTACTGACAACAAAAAGCAAGGTATCATGCTTGAATATCCAAATATATGGAACCTTACAGAAGAGCTTAATATATTATCTGACTACATAGTATCTTATTTAGAAGACAATATGTACGGCTGCTATTTGTATGTTGATAAAATTTATATATACAGAACAACAAAGTGCGAAAGAGACTCTTCTTATATATGGCATTATGATAACAACCCAAACGAGATAGTTAAAAATATAATTTATTTAAATGATGTAGATGATAATAATTCTCCGTTTGAATACCTTTCAAAACCTAACGGGGAAGGCTATATGTTTAATTCTCACAGGACAGGGCCAGAAAAATGGAACAAGGCTCCTAATGGATCAAGAGTAAATAAAGAGGTTAAAGAGCTAGAGTCCTCTGGTCACAAAGCCCAAAGAGTAACTGGACCAAAAGGCACAACATTTGCATTCAACAATAACACTTGCCATAGAGCTAATCCAATAATAGAAGGCTACAGAGACGTAGTGAATATAAGAGTCAAACCCACTCTTAAGAAAATAGACTTTATTAATGGAGAGTATACTTCTAGTTTTGAAAAAAATGGAGTCGTAAACCCAAACCCAGAATTAATTTAAATGGAATACAAAGTTTTATTAACCACTAGTGGCATAGGTAGTAGACTTGGTGAAATCACTAATTTTACAAATAAGTCTTTAGTTAGAGTAGGAGACAAGCCCTGCATTAGTCACATATTAGATAATTACCCAGAAGAAATAGAGATAGTAGTCACCCTAGGTTATTATAAAGATCAAGTAAAGGATTTTCTTTCTTTAGTATACCCAAAAAGAAAGTTTACTTTTGTAGAGGTTGAAAACTTCAGAGGCGAAGGAAGCTGTCAAGGCTTATCCATGCTGCAAGCGAAGGAGCATTTACAGTGTCCGTTTATTTTCAACTCATGCGACACTATAGTAGAAAGCAACATACCTGAGCCGCACACCAATTGGGTTATCGGAAGTAGCGAAGAAAGCAATGACCAGTACAGAACGATAGACAAACAAGGCAACATATTTTTAAGCTTTAAAGAAAAAGGAGAGGCTCCAAACTCAGATAAAGTATTATCTTATATAGGTATTTGCGGAATAAAAGACTACAAAGATTTTTGGGAGAATTTAAAAGAAGACAGTCAATCAGATTGCGAGCCTATAAACGCTATGGCCAAGTCTGGTTGTCCTTTTATAGTATCACAAACAGAATCTTGGCTAGACATAGGAAGCACCACTAAACTAAAGATAGCGAAAGAGAAACTAAAAGGAGAGATATCCGTACTAGACAAGCCAGAAGAAAATATTTATCTTATAAATAATGAGATAGTGAAGTTTTTTCATGACCACAGTATAGCCCATGATCGCGTTTCTAGATCAATGAAACTTCAAGGCATTACCCCTCGAATAACAGGGTATGCAGGAGGTTTTTATAAATACGAGAAAGTAGAAGGAAGGCCTCTATCAAAAACTATAAATGAAGAAAAAATGAGATCTTTTCTTGATTGGTGTTCTAAAGATTTATGGAAGAGCTACAAACTTTACAATGGCGACTTTAGTAAAGAACTGTTCACCAAAGCCTGTCACGAATTTTATTTTAATAAAACGCTAGATAGGATTTCTAAATTAGACGAGTCTACAGGCATATCAGATAAAGAAGAAGTTATAAACGGCAGAAAGTGTCTACCTGTCTCAACTGTACTCGAAACTTTAGAGTTGTCCGATGGAGTAGCTTGTAAGTTTCATGGAGATTGTGTTACGGATAACATTATAGATGAAGAAGGTAGATTTACCATCATTGATTGGAGACAGAGCTTTGGAGGCCTTGAAGTCGGGGATGTCTATTACGACTTAGCTAAACTAAACCACAGCATGACTTTTGACATTGCTTCTTCTGATAATTATACTTTAGAATTTAACGAAAAAGGAGTAGAAGTCGATATCTTTCGCAGCGATAAGCTAAATAGATGCAGAGAAGTATTGTATGACTTTTTAACAGAAAATGGCTATAACATCAAGAAGGTAGAGCTTCTAACTGCTATAATCTGGATTAACATGGCTCCACTACACGAAGGAGAGCTTAAAAAGTTTTTGTTTTATTTTGGTAAATTTTATTTAAATAAATATGCTTCCTAAGTTATACATAGGGCCAATGAGCCGAGAGATAGTCGATGTAGCCATTAAAAGTGGCTTAGATCTAGGTTTAATACCTTCAAGGAGGCAAGTCGATCATGATGGGGGATATGTATCAGACACGAAAACTCTTGTTGAATATGTAAGAAAAAACTCAACAAAGATTAAAATACAAAGAGACCACGGAGGACCAAGTCAGGGAATTTCAAAAGATGACGGAGTTGACTCTATCATAAAAGATTCTGAAAATAAACTAGACTTAATACATATAGACCCTTGGAAAGCTTTTCAAGACATAGAAACGGCTGCTTTAACATCTTCAATTTTAATAGGCACTAGCCTTAACATCAATGAGTCTTCCCTTTTCGAAGTAGGAACTGAAGAAGCTATAAGAAAATATTCGGCTTTAGAGTTGGAAGATTTTTTAAATAAATTAAAAAAGAATCTAGGAGAAAGGTTTGAGTCTGTTAAGTTCGCTGTAATTCAATCAGGAGTAGGATTGTTAGGTGTGACAAATACTGGTAAATTCGATGAGCAGAGATGCAAAGACATGGTATCTGTATGCAAAGATTTTAATCTATTAAGTAAAGAACATAATGGAGATTATCTAGAACCAGATTTAATAAAAAGAAGATTTGAGCTAGGATTAGATGGAATAAACATAGCGCCAGAATTAGCAGTAGAGCAAACAAGAGCAATACTAAAACAAATAAAAGAAGAAAAATTGCTTAATGAGTTATTTAAAGCTTGCTTTGATTCTAAGTTTTGGGTAAAATGGTTATCAGAGGGCTTTGACCCTCAAGATGAATATGAAAAGAGACTCCTTACAGAAGTTTGTTGCCATTACATCTACAATACTAGTGAGTTTAAGCAGATATATTTCGAGTCAGATATAGATGATAAAGCGGTAAACTCCGCGCTAGAGAACAAAATAAAGTCATTAAATGAAAGTTGCTGTTTGCCTAATAGGGATGGTCGGAGGTAAGAGTGGAAAGTATGGTCTCAACCAGTCCACAGACGTCCTTCAGCTAGGCTATAAACAGTATAAGAAGCACTTATTTGACAATAATGATGTAGATGTGTTTTGTCACAGTTCCTCAGTAGACTTTAAAGATGACATTATCGATGCTTATAAGCCCAAACACTATCTTTTTCAGAAAGAGCCTAAGTTTAATATCCCTGAGTATGTAACCGGGACTGAAGAAAGGAAGCAAGGCCATTACCATATGTGGTACAGCTATCAAGCGGCAAATTTCTTAAGAAAGTCTTACCAACAAGAGACAGGCCAAGAATACGATTTCGTTTATGTAGGTAGGTATGACGTAGCTTGGCAGACTGACATTCACTTCGACCAGCTTAATAAAGATAAGTTCTACGCTGGTTATTGGAATAGGATATTCAAAAACAATGAGGCTATAGCTAACTATAAGTGGCATAGCCTTGAGAAAGATTTAGTTGTTAACGGAGACTTAACAGATAAGCAGAAAGAAAAAGGTTATAAAATAGAGCTAGTCGGTTACCCGTACAACCATGAAGGTTTAATAGATAGATGGTTTATAGGCAATCCAGATGATATGGATAAGTTCTGTTCTTTATTTCAGTATTTGAATCAATATACTCAACCCAATAGAAAATGGAAAGGTAAATATTCAGTAGTTGACTCTGCTGGGACCATATCAAACCACAGGTTAGCTCCAGCCCATCTTGAGCAAACAGGGTTACTAGATAAATTAGAGTTAAAGTTTTATACGCACGACGATTTTCCATTGGTTAGGAGATTGTACTTTAAAAACAAATAAGATGTATTTGAATAAAGACACAGAAGTTTATGCCTCTTTCGCAGAGAAAGCTGGCAATAAGGGTTGCATCGTATTTAACAACGCGTTCATGTTTTATAATATGAATGCAATATATAAGTCATTTTCTGTACCTGACATCTCTAAGGCTGTTGACGGCGCTTTCGCTCTAGGTTTTAAAGGCTTTGCCGTATCAAGACCTTACAAGTCTCATGACCGAATATTATCCTTGAACGCTTCAGACGAGGTTAAAGAAATAGGTGCTGCCAATACTGTAGTTATAAAAGAAGGCGAAGCAACTACTTACAATACAGATTATATTGCTGCTAGAGATTTACTACAAAAAGAAAAGAACATTACATCTCTTTATATTTTAGGCGCAGGAGGCTACTCTAAAGCAGTTCAATATGCAGCAAAAAAGTTAAATATAGATTATACAGTAGTTACTAGAAGAGAGTGGTATAGTATAAAAGATATAAAAGATAGTTTAGTATTTAATTGCACTCCAGCTAAAGTCTCTACAAATGAAAGCAATAAGTATATAGATAGCGACCCATATTCAAAAACAGGATTATGCTTGTCTAGGTGTCAAGCGGGACACCAATTTACTCTTTATACAGATATGCCAGCACCGAAAAGGATTTTCTCATGTCACCAGTAAAAACAATTATATTAGATATAGACGGAACGCTCATAGAGCATAAAGGCACACTTTCCCAAGCAACCAGTGAATACAAGGCTGATGATAAGCCCTTGGAAGGCACTATAGAAAAGATTGATGAATGGGAAGGCAAAGGGTATAACATTATACTAATAACAGGAAGAAAAGAAAGCTCTAGAGCCTTCACAGAAAAACAATTATTTGATATGAACATATTTTACGATCAATTAATTATGGGAGTAGGCGGTGGAGTCAGGCATCTTGTTAATGATAAAAAGCCAGATGGAACATTGACAGCATTTTCACACAGTATAGAAAGAAATAAAGGAATAGCAGATTTAGAAATATGAGTAAAAAAGTATTAATAACAGGGGTTTTAGGGCAAGACGGTTCCAACATGGCAGACTACTTGCTAAACTCAACCGATTACCAAATTTATGGTATGCAGCGCCGCTCAGGTACGCCTAATTATACAAACATAAAAGACTTACAGCACCATAAAAGGTTTACTTTGGTAGATGGAGATTTGACTGACTCATCAAGCATAAACGATTTGGTTATGAAGATACAGCCAGATTATTTTATTAATTTTGGAGCGAATTCATATGTTGGCGTTAGTTGGGATACTCCTTTAAGCGTGTTTGATATCAATGCTGGCGGAGTCATCCGATGCTTAGAAGCAATTAGGAAGCATAAGCCAGAATGTAGGTTTTATAGTGCTGGCTCTTCTGAAGAGCTTGGAGACGTAGATTATAGTCCTCAAGACATAAAGCACCCTATTAAACCAAGGAGTCCTTACGGAGCATCCAAGGCTGCTGCTCGACACTTAGTTAAAGTCTACAGAGAGTCTTATAATACTTATGCTGTTCATTCTATCTTGTTTAATCACGAAGGCCCAAGAAGAGGAGAAGAGTTTGTTACTCGCAAGATTACGAAAAAAGTTGCTGATATTCTCCATAGGAGAAATAAAGGGGAAGACTTCGAACCGCTGAAGCTAGGTAATGTAGATTCGCGTAGAGATTGGAGCGACAGCAGAGACTTCATGAAAGGGATTTGGCTTATGTTGAATCAAGAGAAGCCGAAGGACTACGTTTTGGCCAGTGGCAGCACTCACTCAGTAAGAGACTTTGTGACTAAAGCTTTTCAGAACGCAGGTATTCCCGGATTATGGAGCGGAGAAGGCTTAGACGCTAAGTTTAGAGTGTACGAAGAAAACACTATTCTAGCAGAGGTAGACGAACGATGGTTTAGACCAGCGGACGTAGAGCTGCTTCACGGAGACCCTACCTTAGCAGAGTCCGAGCTTGGTTGGAAAAGAGAAATATCTTTCGACCAGATGGTTTCAGATATGGTTCAAAAAGACATAGAAGACTATAGATGAGAATAGCTGTCTGCCTTTATGGTATGTTGGGTTATACCAAGAGTAAATATGACGATACTCTAGGATCTAAATGTGACCCAAAAATAGGATTCAACCAATATAAGCATCATCTTTTTGATAAGAATGAAAATGTTGATACCTTCTTACATACTAGAGACTTAGACTATGAGCAACAGCTACTAGACCTATATAAACCAAAAAAGTATATAGCAGAGCCTTTTACTGACTTTAACACAGAGCATTTAATAAAAGGAACTCAACCTATTGAGCATCAACGCAAATGCTCGAAGACGATGTGGAGTAGGTTTTATTCTCTAGATCAAGTAGTAAAGCAAAAAACTGCATACGAGGAAGAACAAGGCTTTAAGTATGACTTTGTTTTTGTGTCCAGATACGACCTCGTTTTATTTGAAGATGTAATTTTTTCAGATTACGATCCTGAGTATTTTCACGCCCCTTTTGCTGGCTGGATGTTCAATAATAGATCGGCCTTTATTAGTCAGTCAATCCCAGACCTTTGGTTCTTTTCTAGTTCTGAGCAAATAAACGAGTTTGCTAAAATTTACAACGACTTAGAAAGGTACTCAAAAGACACACAAAATAATCATGTATCTCAACATTTTGCTGTAGCTAACAAACTCAAAGAGAGTAATTCTAAACTAAGGTTTGTTTTAAACATGGATATTGATTATGACGACCATGACGCTACTAGATGCCCTCTTGTAAGAAACCTAGGAAGAGAGTATTGGGGTTACGACAAAGAGAATGAGTTGTACTTTGTTAAACCATATTGGCTTGAAAAAGTAAACAAGTCTCAGTATGACATGGATTGGACGCTACATAAACACGCTAAACAGAATTGGGATATTTATGACTAAAAAACGTAAGAAGATTAATAATATTTATCAGTATCTTGTCTGGAAGTTCCTACAGAACCCAGAAAAAGTGATCTGGCCTAAAGAAATAAAGATTGCTAAGTCTCTTATAAAGGATTTTGGGGAGCAAATATTCAAAGATTTAGACTTTAGTGAGTTAAAACTTGAGAGTTTAGCTCAATTTCGTACAGAAAAATTTAAAAAATATTTATTAAAACAAAAGAACCTTTCTAGCCTTGACTTTAAAAAAGAACATGCTATACTAGATAAAGATAGAGCAGTAGATAAGGTAGAGATAAAAAAGAAACCAAAAACTTTAATTGATTTTTTAAGATATGGCAATAAAGAAGAAGAAGAAAGTAAGTGAAGATGGAGTTTTAACTTCAGCGGAACAGTTATCCTCGTTCCTTAAGACTCACAAAGAAGATCACTATAATTACGAAGAAACCATCGAGTATAAAGTTTCTACAGGCTCTCTAACCCTAGATATTGAAACTGGAGGTGGGCTAGGCCCGGGGCTACATAGGTTCTGCGGCATTAACGAAGGAGGAAAAACGTCAGAAGCACTTGAGGTGGGTAGGCATTTTCTCAAACAACCTAATTCCAGAGCTGTTTATTTTAAATGCGAAGGTAGGTTAAGCCCAGAGATGAGAGAAAGATCTGGCGTAGAATTTATAGATACAAGAGAGCCAGAAAACTGGAAAGACGGAACCTGTTTTGTTTACGAGAGTAACATCTACGAGTCGGTTTTCGACATGATGAAGATGCTTATCCAGTTCAACGAAGAAGACAAAAAGTACCTTTTCATTCTAGACTCTGTAGACGGACTTCAAACCAAGAGTGACAGTGAGAAGGCTTTAGATGACGCTACTAAAGTAGCAGGAGGAGCTACTATTAGCTCTGTATTCATGAAGAAGGTTGCCACCGCTCTAACCAAAAGAGGCCACATGGCTATATTTATTAGTCAAGTTAGGGCAGACATACAACTTGATCCATATTCCAAAGCTCCAGTGCGTCAAACTTCTGCAACAGGAGGGAATGCTCTTTTACATTTTGCTAATTGGATACTTGAGTTTGAACCTCGCTATAAAAAAGATTATATTCTTGAGGACGATAAGAAGGCTCCAGACAGAGTCAATAACAAGATACTAGGGCAATGGTCCAAAGTAACTGTCAAGAAGTCTCCAAACGAGAAGACTAATGTTGTAATAACCTACCCAATTAAGAGGGGTAGAAAAGACGGAACTAGTATTTGGAAAGAATTAGAGATAGTTGACTTACTACTACAGTATGAGTTTGTTTCTAAATCTGGAGCTTGGATAAAAGTCTCTGAAGAAATAGTACAACAGCTAAAAGATAACAACATTGAGATCCCTGATAAGTTTCAAGGTAGGAATGGTTTGTTTAATTATCTAGAAGATAATACTGAAGCTACTAATTATTTCTATAAAATGTTTAAAGAAACTTTAGCTTGACATAATGTTAAGCTTGTGTTAATATAAAAGAACGTTAGTAAGAATTTCCTCTCTCGACGGAGTGAGGCGGTGTGACGGAACAATTCCTCCCAAGGGGGTAACGTAGCGCTTACGGAAGTACAGACGGCCAAGTGGCAAATAAGGAAAACGTGAGCGAGTCCGAAGTAGGTAGATATGAAACATTTGTTTCTCGGGTACCGAAAAGGTGTTGGTAAACAAATAATCCAACCACCATTTTTTTTAATATGGATTATAGAGAGCTTTTAAAAGCATTCGAACGAGAAGAGAAGATGAAGACAAGACACGCACAAAGGAAAGCTGAGAAAAAGAAGTTAAAAAAGACTAGAAGCGTTAAGCTTGGTATCGCCGATAGCCGAGACATGGTTGTCCGAGGGTTAAAGCGACAGATTAGAAGGGAGTTCATTAACACTAAAAGACACCACGCTGCTGACTCAGAGCTTATCTCTCACATTAAAAAACTACAGTCTCAAGTGAATCAAGTCATGTCGTGAGGCTTTATAATATATATGGACGCCTTGAAAACAAAGGTGTTAATAAATATTTAATAAAATGGGATGGGAAAAGCAGGTCAAAGCTTCAATTTAACGTTAAGCAATTCTTAAAAAGGTACTGGAAGAGTTGTATAGTCTACGAAGAGTTTCCTGTTTACGGCAGCAGAATGAAAGTAGATATACTTAATGCTACTAAAAAAATTGCCGTTGAAGTAAATGGCGCTCAACACGGAAACTTCAATAAGTTCTTTCACGCAAATTCTAGAGTCAACTATCTAAAGTCTATAAATAGAGATTTTAAAAAGTTGGAATGGTTAGAACAAAACGACTATAACCTAATAGAAATAAACCACGATGAAGTAGATTCTTTATCAAAAGAGTTTTTTAAAAATAAATTTAAAGTGGATTTATAGTGTAATATAGAAATATGCAGGAATTTGACAGATTTAACATACCACCTACACTTCTGCAGCAACTAAATGAGTTCTCTTATGGAGGATTTCTGCTATTTACTTACGACGATCAAGGTTCTCCTAGATATTATGCTCAGTTTGATAATGAGTTAAACATGATGGCATTGCAAAAAGCCTCAGAATATTGGCTAGAAAGCGTACATGATATTAACGCTGAGACTATAAAAAGCCAACTTTGCGGAGAAGCCCCACCTCCTTCTCCAGATGATAACGAATACAGAGAAGACGATTGGACAGACGAAGATGATTTTTCTTCTTGACCTTTTATTCAGTTTAGGTTAGGATTAAAGTTGAATGTCTAACATTTCATCCTTAAAGATAGAACGACATGTTCTAGGTGGCTTAATTAAATACCCAGATGTATTTTTTGATGTAGATAGATTTATAGACTCAACAGATTTTGTATCTAAAGAGCATTATATAATTTATTCCACTATCAAGGACATACTCTCTTCTGGTAAAAAGCTAGACAAAACATTACTAGCTCATCAAATAAAAAACCTTGGAGTTTCATTTAAGAACGAAGTAGATATATTTAATTATATAGAAGACATATCCTTTACACAGATTAAAAAGAGTGCTGTAATTGAATCTTGCAAGGAACTCTGTAAAATAAGAATAAGAAGAGATATAGATGGAACAGCAGATAAATTAAAAACTTTTGTTAAAACTAATGGTCACAGAGATGCGGATTCTATTATAAGCCAAGCAGACCAAATCTATAACGAGAAGATTCAAAACTATTCAAAGCTCAGCGAGCCAGAAGATCTTTTTGGAGGCATAGAGGATCTTATCCAAGAGAGAGCTAACGATCCCAAAGAAGAAATGGGTCTTAAAACGCCTTATAGGAATTTTGACAGGATGTTCGGAGGCATAAGAAAAGGAAATATATATGCTTGGGTCAGTAGACCGAAACACGGTAAGTCAACAATACTTTCTCACTTAGCCACTAGGATGTCAGTTATGAATGATTGCCCAGCTTTGATTCTTGATACTGAGATGGCGACAGTTGACGTTCAGTTTCGTATTGCTTCTTCTGCTACCGGAATACCCGTGTGGCATCTTGAGACGGGTATGTGGAAAAAGAACGAGGAGCTAGTCAAGAAGTTTAACGATAATAAAGATAAACTCAAATTAGCCCAAGAAAAAGTCAAACACATGACTGTCGCGGGTAAACCAATAGAAGAGATATGCTCGATAATAAGGAGATGGTATTATTCAGAAGTAGGAAGAGGCAATGATTGCGTAGTAGTATACGATTACATTAAACTTACTGGTGAAAAAGACATGAACAAGAAAGAGTATGAGCTTATAGGAGAGAAAGTAAACTCACTAAAAGAACTAACTCTTGAGTTAGACATACCGCTTCTTACAGCTTGCCAGCTTAACAGATCAGCAGAGAACGGAGTTGACGATAGTAGTGCAATTGCTCAGTCAGATAGGCTTCAATGGTTCGCTTCGTTTGTCGCTATATTCAGAAGAAAGACCCCAGAGGAAATCTCAGAGGAAGGAGCTAATTTCGGCACTCATAAATTGATCCCGTTGGCGACAAGGTTTCAAGGCAGAGAAGCTCAAGGGCATCATGATTTAGTGAGAGTTCCACATGGAAACAGATATAAGTATGTTCCAAATTTTATAAACTACAATATTGAAAATTTCCAAGTAGCAGAGAGAGGAACTTTAGAAGATGTAATTGAAGCAGGGGCGCTTCAAGCCACTATGGATGACGCAGAGCCAGACAGCGATAACCTTCTGTAATTATGGACGCAGACCAAATCAGAGAGATACTAACAGAAATAGGTTACAGTCTTAGTGACCAAGGTAAGTATTTTAGAACCAAACCTTTATACAGGGACTCTAGCAGTGCCACTGTGTTAAGTATTAGGAAGGCTGATGGAGTATGGAAAGATTTCAGACAAGACATAGGTGGAAGCCTAGAAGATTTAGTCAGACTTACTCTTAGACTTAAATCTAAGTCTGATACTACTAAATGGTTAGCAAATAAAGGAGTAGATTTTACTCGTAGCTCCACTAGGATAGAGCCTAAAGTTGACCAGACTAAAATATTTAAAAACGAGCTTCTTTACAAATTAGAAAAAGATCATTCTTATTGGATTAAAAGAGGGATAAGTTCTGACACTTTAGATTTGTTTGAAGGAGGGACTACCTTCTCCGGTAAAATGGCTTACAGATATGTTTTCCCTATATTTAATAACAAGAAGCAGATAATAGGTTTTGCGGGTAGAGACTTAAAACCAGAGCAAGGAGATAACGGCAAGTTCTTTAGGCCAAAATGGAAGCTCATAGGAGACAAGTCTAAATGGAGATTCCCACTAATAGTCAATCACGAAATGATTAGAAAATGTAGAGAGGCTATTTTAGTCGAGAGTATAGGAGATATGCTTTCTTTATGGGAACACGGTATTAAAAATTGCATAGTTACTTTTGGAGTCAGCTTGTCTCCAGATACTTTAAGTTTGTTAACCAGATTAGATCCAGACAGAATATTTCTATCTTTTAATAATGATTCAAGAAATAATGGAGCAGGTAACAAAGGAGCGTATCAAGCTAGAAAAAAACTATTGGATTTCTTTGACGAAGATCAAATAACAGTCAGACTACCTAATAAGTGTAATGACTTTAATGAGATGCACATCAAAGAACCCTCTCTTTTAAAAAACTTTTTTAATGTCTAAAAATAACAAAGTACGTCTTAGCGCTAGTAAGATTAAGACTCTTGATACATGTAGTTGGCTTTTTTACTCCAAATACTTTCTCAAGATACCTGACACTACTAATGATGGTGCCTCTAGAGGAACTATTGTCCACTTAATATTTGAATTATTGTTAAATCCAAAACATAAGAAAAAATATTTCAACAAGTTAAAAAAGAACCCTACAGCCATACTTCGCTGCAAGCCAGTAAACAGGCTATTAACAAAACATGCGATAAGGCTAAATGTAAATGATAAAGATAATTTATCCTTAATGTATCAAATGCTTTACGTTGGACTAAACTATAACTTCTATTGTAAAGGATGTAAAGATCTTAAACCAGAGGAACACTTTGAGATAGAAGGAGAAAATTTCATTATTAACGGCTTCATTGATAAAAAAGCTTTTTATAAAAATAAAATAGATATCTGGGATTATAAGAGTAGCAAATCTAAATTTAATAGAGAAGAAATAGAAGCTAATTATCAAGCTTTAATGTATTCTTTAGCTACTTTCAAAAGGGATGGAGTTATACCTAGCGTTAAATTCCTATTCCTAAGATTTCCAGATTCACCAGAGCAAGCCGCACCAAAGTTAACAGAGGAAGAACTAGAAGGCTTTGAGATGTTCCTTACAGAGCTAGCAGACTTGTTATCCGATTACGACGAAAGTAAAGCTTTAGACAATCTAGCTAAAAACGGAAGAAAGTATAGATGGCTTTGCGGTAGCGACAAACCCGGAAAATGGATATGCCCAGCAAGGAAACCTTTCGAATTTTATTCTTTAGTAGACAAAGAGTCAGGTAAAATATATAGGAGCGCTCACGAGAAAGAAGACTTAGAGGAAAACGAAAAGTATGATGTTGTGAAGAAAAGCTATGATGGTTGTCCAGCTTGGATAGGAGGACCAGCTAGAAAAGGTACAGCTTTTGATTTCTCAGATTTTTGACTTGACTTTTGATTCAGTATGTTGTATCCTGTATAAACAGGATGAAGTCTATTCCCTTATTTAAATCGCATTACAGCATCGGAAGGTCTATTTTGACTCTAGAAGATGTAGAAGAGCAGCGTAGCGACTATCCATCATCTATAGTTGAGATAGCGAAGCGCAATAACCTAAAGTCCGTATTTCTTGTCGAGGACAGTATGAACGGGTTCCTTGAGGCTTACAAGAACTTTAGTGAAGCAGGTATTAAACTTGTCTTTGGATATAGAGTCTCTGTTTGTAATGACAGTAAAGATAAGTCTAGAGAATCGTTAGACACGGAATCTAAGTTTGTTATCTTAGCCAAGAACGATGCGGGCTACAAAAAGCTAATTAAGATTTCTAGCTACGCAGCTTGTGATGGTTTTTATTACCAACCAAGAATAGACTTTTCTGTGCTTGAGGAACATTGGGACGATAACGACTTACAGCTTTGCGCTCCTTTCTATGACTCATTCCTGTTTAAGAACTCATTGACTTTTTCAGTATGTTTTCCTAAATTTGAATTTACTAAACCTGTCTTCTTTGTCGAAGACAACGATATGCCGTTTGATTATATAATTAAAAAGAAAGTTGAATCATATTGCAATGAAAACAAGATGCAATCATTACCCGTTAAGTCTGTCTACTATGAAAATAGGGACGATTTCAAGGCTTACCTTACTTTTCGCTGTATTAATAATAGGACCACCCTTGATAATCCTAGGTTCGATCATCTTTGTTCTAATGAGTTTAGCTTTGAAAGCTGGAAGGAGGCTCAAGCGTAATGGACGAGCATCTACTAAGATTTAGGAAAGATAAAAAAGTAGTCTTTATTGATTGCGAAACATATAATCTATGCTTAAACTTTTGCCACAACGTATCTTGGCAGGTTTCTATGATTAAGACAGACGGCACTAAGAAGCTTGACGAAAAAGATTATTATATTAAGTGGGACACAGACTTTAAAATAAGTGAAGACGCAGCACGAATTACTCGCTACGACGAGGATTACGTTAATAAACACGCTAAAAGCTTAAAACAGACCTTGCCTACAATTACTAAATGGCTAGATGAAGCAGACTATGTAGTTGGACATAATATATTAGGCTTTGATATTTATCTTATAAAAGAGTTGTATAAATTAGCTGGTAAAGACTATAGACCATTACTTCCTAAAATTATTGATACTAATTGTGTAGCCAGAGGCATTAAGATGGAAGTCCCTTACAAGCCAGAAGAAGACTTTACAGAATACCAATATAGAATATATAACACAAGAGTAAAAGGAATAAAATCTAGTTTAACTTTTTTAGGTAAAGAGTTTGATATAGATCATGATTACGAAAAACTCCATAACGCTATTGTTGATTTGGAGCTTAATTTAAAAGTTTGGAACCGTTTAAAATATTCATTAGAACTATGACCACAAATACATTTTTAAAAAAGTTTAAAAAGATAGACCTACCGTTACACGGAGTAAGGTTGCCTTCATTTGAAATTACCGATGAAGCTAAACGCGAACACGACATCAGCGACGAAGATGATAATAGTCAAATACTGCGTAAGCTTTGTTTTGCGGGTTATAAAGAAAAGATAGAGTCAGGAGAGCTTGATTCTTCCAAGTCTAAACGGTATACAGAGAGAACTGAGTACGAGATTGGTATTATGGAGGAGCTTGGCTTTGTTGATTACATGCTACTCACTTGGGATGTTATTAATTTTTGCAAACAGAGCGACATTCCTATTGGTCTAGGTCGTGGCTCGGCAGCGGGTAGCTTCGTCTTATTCTTACTTGGCATTACTAATTTAGATCCAATCAAATACAGTTTGTTCTTTGAGAGGTTCATATCTAAAATTCGAGCTAAAAAGCAAGTAGTAGACGGGGTTACGTATCTTGACGGCAATCTTATGGTTGATATTGACAACGATGTTTGTTATTACAACAGGCATAAAGTGTTAGATTATATTGACAGTAAATTCAAAGGTAAGACCGCTAAGATACTTACCCTCAACACATTAAGTGGTAAGCTGTTAATTAAAGAGTGCGGTAAGATTGTAGCCAGCAAAAGCGAGACAGAGATGAATACTATTTCTGGCTTCATCCCTAAAATTTTTGGTCAAGTAAAAGACCTCAAAGAAACCTACGATGAAGTAAAAGAATTTAAAGAATGGGCTGACGAAAAAGAAAATAGGGAGGCTTATCAAATATCTCTAAAATTACGCGGCCTAATTAAAAACAAGAGTGTTCATGCTTCTGGAGTACTATTGTCTTATGACCAACTAGAGGATAGTTGTCCAGTTGAGCTAACCAGCGATAAAGCTGTAGTCTCATCTTATGATATGAACTGGGTTTCCCTATTCAATGTCAAGTTGGATATTTTAGGTCTACGAAGTGTTTCTGTTGTGCATGATGTTTGCCAGCAAGTAGGATTAAAAGTGACAGATATTGACCTTGATGATCCTAGCATATATAGGAATTTACAAGATCTGAAAACGCCTCATGGCCTGTTCCAGATAGAGGCAGATACGAACTATAGAGTTTGTCAAGATGTAAAGCCTAAAAATCTAGAAGAGCTTAGTGCTGTACTTGCGTTAGGCAGACCGGGAGCTTTGGGTTTTGTTAAGAAATATTCTGACTATGCGAACCATGATGTCTATGAAGTTATTCATCCTTTCTTTGATGATATTTTAAAGAGTACAGGAGGAGTCTGTCTTTATCAAGAACAGATGATGCAGATGGCTCATAAGATAGGCTTTACTCTTGATGAAGCTGAAATCCTAAGACGTATTGTAGGTAAGAAGAAAGTTAAAGAGGTTAAAGAGTGGAAGAAGAAGATTGTTGATAAGGTTAAAGAAAATAAACTTGGCGAAGAAGTCGGAGATGTGCTATGGGGCGTATTAGAAGATTCTGCTAACTACTCCTTTAATAAGTCTCATTCTATTTGCTACGCTGCCTTGGCCGCTATTACAACTCACTTGAAGTTTACATACCCTAAAGAGTTCTTCTTGTCTCTCCTAAAGATGACAAAACACGAACCAGACCCACTATCTGAAGTAAACAAAGTACAGACAGAGTTGGATTTATTTAATATTAAACTTTTACCACCTCATATTACTAAGTCTAAAATGGATTTTAGTATTGAGTCTGAAAACATTCGATATGGTCTTACATCTATAAAAGGTATTTCGGATAAGACTATTGAAAAGCTTAACGACTTTAGAGCAGAGTTTAGTAATAAGTTTGAAGTATTCCAAGCTGCTAGTGAAGCAAAGGTAGGTATAGGTGTTTTATCTGCACTGATACAAGCAGGAGCATTTGAAGGGTTTCCTCAGTCTAGAAGTAAGATTGTATTAGAGGCTCAATTATGGAATCTACTAACACAAAGAGAGAAGAGGATAGCATATAATTTAGGAGAAAAATATAAATTTGATTTAATTAATATTATTAAAAATCTTGTCGATAGAAAAGATGAGGACGGCAAAGTCTATGTGAGAGGATCTAGATTTGAAACTATCAAAAAGAAGTATACTCCATATAAAGAAATTTACCAACAAAACAGTAAGTCTGAAAGTCTTGCTAATTGGTACTACGAGAAGAAGCTTCTCGGATATTCTCACGCTAAGTCGTTGAAAGAGGTCTACAGCGACAAAGTTAATAATCTCACTTCTATACGAGACGTAAACGAGTCTAGAGTGGGAACTAGAGTCCTCTTTATATCAACAGTAGAGGACTATTTCAAGGGTAAGTCCAGAAAGGGGTCTACTTACATTAGATTGACTTGTTCTGACGAGACAGGGTCCATTACGGCGCTGCAATTCAATGCTAAGATAGAGGAGAGTAAGCTAATAAACGGCAAACTGCCTAGTAAGGACGATGTCGTGATAATTAAAGCCCTCAAAAAGGAGGATGCGGTTTTTATTGATGATATTGGCATACAAAGTCAGAAAATATTCACAAAGTTGTCAGAACTGAAGGATATTGCTTGACCAAATCAAAAGTTTATAATAGAATAGTGTTTTAGGGCGATCAGTAAGTGTAATTAATATATCCAATGCAGAGCATAAGAGTCAAAAAAAGAAACGGAAAATTAGAGGAATTCAACGTAGAAAAAATAAACAAATGTGTATACAGAGCATGCCAAGGTATTGAAGGTAATGGGGTTTCGGCAAGCGAAATCATATTAGATGCCCGACTTCAGCTTTATGATAAGATAACAACTAAACAGATTGACGATGCTTTAATCTTATCTGCTAGAGCTAAAATAGAAAAAGAGCCTAATTATAGTAAAGTCGCTAGCGCGCTAGCTGCCAACGCTCTATATAAGGAAGTATTTAGGGAGAGCGTAGACAGCGATACTTTTGAATTACAATACAGGAAAGTATTTGTACAAAATATAAAAAAATTAGTTAAAGCAGAAATAGTATCTGCAAAAATTCTGGATTTCGATCTAAAGAAGATTTCAGAAGCTATGCAGCCAGAACGAGATTCTTTATTCAAATATTTAGGTCTGCAAATTTTAATTGATAGATACTTTATAAGATTGAATAACAAGATAATGGAAACTCCTCAAGCCTTTTGGATGAGGGTAGCCATGGGCTTAGCAATAAATGAAGAAAATAAAGAAGAGAGAGCAATTGAGTTCTATAATTTATTTAGCAATATGTTGTACACTCCTTCCACCCCTACTCTCTTTAATAGTGGAACTACTCACTCACAATTAAGCTCATGTTATTTAAATACATTTGATGATAGTATTGACGGAATCTTCGAGGGAGTCTGGCAAGAAGCTCGTAAGAGTAAATATGCTGGAGGTTTGGGTTTTGATGTTTCTAATTTTCGTGCATCTGGCGCTTTTATCAAAGGCACAAACGGGATTTCTGGAGGTCTTGTGCCATGGCTCAAAATCCTCAATGACACACTCGTCGCAGTAAATCAAGGAGGTAAAAGGCCGGGAGCTGGCTGTGCCTATCTCGAACCTTGGCATCTTGATTTTGAAGATTTTCTCAATTTGCGCCGAAACACAGGAGATGACCGCTTACGCTGTCATGACATGAATACAGCTTCTTGGGTGCCAGATTTATTCATGGAAAAAGTAAAAAACGATGAAGATTGGTACATGTTTTGCCCATCCGACTGTCGAGATTTACATGAAACATTCGGTGATGAATTTAAAAAAGTTTACGACGAAATGTGCGTAAAGGCAAAGAACGGAGATTTATCAAATTACCGTGTCGTTAACGCTAAAGATCTATGGAAAAAGATGTTAAAGGTTCTTTTCGAGACATCTCACCCATGGATTACGTTCAAAGACCCCTCAAATATTCGTTACAGCAATCAACATTTGGGTGTAGTACATAGTTCAAACCTTTGTACAGAAATACTTCTGCACACGAAGGCGTCTAGCTATGAAAACGGCATTAAAACGGAAATTGGCGAAACTGCTGTATGTAATCTTGGCTCTGTCAATCTTAAGAATCATCTCAGAGTCCCTAGTGAAGCTAAACAACTCAGAATCGACAGGGAGCTTTTGGCCTCTACCGTAAAGACGGCTATTAGAATCCTTGACAACGTAATCGACCTAAATTTTTACCCAACAGAAGAGGCTAGAAATGCTAATATGCAGCATCGCCCAGTTGGACTAGGTATGATGGCTACTCATGACGTATTGCAAATTCTTGATATACAATACGATTCAGATAAAGCTGTTGAGTTTATAGATGATTTAACAGAGTTCTTTTCTTATAATGCTATACTTTCATCTAGTGAGTTAGCTAAAGAGAGAGGAGCTTACAAGACCTACTCTGGTTCTCTATGGGAGAAGAATATTCTACCAATAGATACCTACAATACGCTTATGGCTAAACGTGGGGTTAAAAAGACTGAAGTAGGTAGCGAAAATATAGACTGGGAAGCACTCAGAGAACACATAACAAAATATGGAATGCGCAATAGTAACACCATGGCAATTGCTCCTACTGCCACTATTGGTTATATCAACGGTGTGGAGCAGAGCATCGAACCGAACTTCTCAGTCCTGTTCGTCTACGAAAACAAAAGTGGAAACTTCTACATCACGAACGAACAATTCGTAGATGACATGAAGAAAGAAGGTATTTGGAACCCACAGTTTGCTGAAGCAGTTAAAGAGGTAGACGGAGATGTTAGCCTTTTAGACATACCTAAGCATCTTAAAGAGAAATACATGACCGCCTTTGACCGTGATATGTTTAAACTAATTGAATGTAATGCAGCTAGGCAGAAATGGATAGACCAAGGGATATCTTTTAACCTTTATAATAAAGGCACTTCATTAAAATATTTAAATGATATTTATATGGCGGCTTGGGAAAAAGGACTCAAGACTACATACTATTTAAGAAATAGAGCTGCCTCCAAAGTTGAGAAATCAACAGGAGAGACAGAGGCAGATACAGAGGGTAAAGAATATACAGAAGAAGAAATGGTTGCTTGTTCAATCGCTAACCCAGAAGCTTGTGAGGCTTGCCAATGAAAACAGGAGAACTCATAAGTAAGAATGTTGCAGGGGTAAATTGTATATTACCTCATAAGCACAAAGTCGCATGGGACTTATTCTTAAAAGGATGTGCTAACAATTGGATGCCAACTGAAATTTCGATGGCAGACGATATTAAGCAATGGAAAAACGGAGAAATAACAGACGATGAAAAACTTTTGGTTAAACGTTCGCTCGGCTTTTTTGCTGGTTCCGAGTCTCTTGTTGGGAATAATTTACTCCTTACTGGTTTTAGGCACGTTACTGATGCTGAGTGTCGTCAATATATTCTACGTCAAGCGTTTGAGGAGAGCCTTCATAATCTTACTATTGTTTATGTTTGTGATTCTTTGGATCTTAAGATAGATGAAGTTTATAGAGCTTACGAAAACATACCTTCTATAAAAGCTAAAGACGACTTCTTGATGGAGATTACAACAGATATCAACAGGCCAGACTTTACCGCTACTACATTAGAAGGTAAGAAAGAGCTACTTAGGAACTTCCTTACATACTGGATTGTGTGCGAAGGTATATTCTTCTTTAGTGGCTTTGCCATGCTTCTAGCTCTTGGTAGACAAAACAAGATGCAAGGTGTAGCTGACCAAATCAAATATACTTTACGCGACGAGAGTTCTCATATTAAGTTTGGTACTTATCTGATTAATACTCTCATCGAACAGAATCCAAAGATTTGGACTAAAGCTATACAAGAAGAATTCACAGAACATATTAAGAAGGCAGTTGAGCTTGAGATAGCTTACGCTCATGATGTTTTACCGCGAGGTATACTTGGGCTTAATGCTGATATGTTTGTAGATTACATGCACTATATCGGCAACAGGAGACTTGAAGGAATTGGGCTAGAGTACAGATTCCCTTCTGATAAGAATCCATTCCCTTGGCTTGGTGAAGTTGTTGATGTTCAAGCAATGGGTAATTTCTTTGAGAGACGGGTTAGAGAATACCAACAAGCAGGTTCGTTAGAAGACGATTTTTAATATGAAAGATAACAGAAGTTACGAAGCAACGGAATATTTCAGACTATTTTCTGAAAAGAATTTAGAAGGATTAGACAAAATGTTCGATGAAAAAGCAACGCTTAGAGATTGGAGCATTGAGGCAGAAGGAAAGATAAACGTTTTTATTGCGATGAAGCAAATCTTCGACTCAGTAGAAAGAATAGCAATTAAAGTTATTAATATGTGGCAAGATGAGAACAAGCCAAACACATTAGTTGCAGAAATTGATATTATTAGTGGTAATGACGAAAAAGCTGAAGAGATTACAGTAGTTGATATAATTGAGTTTAATAACGAAGGCAAAATCAGAGCTATAAGAGCTTTTAAAGGGTAATATCCTTCAATAAAGGTGTAAATAACTATGTATATGAAAAATATTCTTAAAATTGGATTAGTTGCTCTATTTGCAGCTTCATTAACAACGGCACAGGCTGGACCTGACAAGGAAAAGCCAGAGAGACCTAAGCCAGAGAAGAAGGTTGATAGAGAAAAGATTAAAGAGCGCCTCAAAGCTGCTTTCGAAAAACGCAAAAAGCATCATAAAGATTCTAAAAAGAAGGGGCAAA